GTACAAAGCCTACTTTTCTGGGCCATTGTGCGTGCGTGCGCTGATCAGTTCGACTGCGAGGACGACACAGTAAGCGTCTACGGCGACGATATCATATGTCCCGTAGAATGCGTTCCACTCGTCCTGAAAGTGTTTCACGCAGTAGGGTTGGTTGTCAATCTGAACAAATCGTTCTGGTCTGGCTCCTTTCGCGAATCGTGTGGCACTGACTGGTTATTTGGTATAAATGTTAGACCCGTGTACATTAAGAAAGATATCTCCCCTGAGTACCTCAGGGTGCTGCACAACGAATTCTTCCGCAAGGATGAATTTCGTGCAGCAGAGATACTACTGTCCTACATCCCGCCTGACAGCGAGCTACTCTTCGGCCCCGATGGTTATGGGGACGGCCACCTGATCAAGAAAGATTGGGTTGGCGAGCGGTATCTGCTGGAATCTAAGGTGCAAACCTATGATCCCGTTAAGCAGTGTACTTGCTCCGTTCGCGCTCAGGATGGCACGCCCGTGAGGGCGCCCACTGGGTATGATTTATGCTTCTTTAGGACAGTCCGGAACCAGCCTAGGTTCGATTGGGAGCAATCCCACTACGACCTAGCAGCAATTCTGTATCAGAAAACTGGTAGTGGTTCCGGTAGAGGCGGTACGAGAGAACACTCATCGAGATTCTCTGAGGCGTACAAGCGTGAGCTTGCACAATACTTAGAGGATGGCATGTCCATAGCGTCACTTGGTCATGCGATCAGAGTAGCACGAAATAAGGCTTTATATGCCACTCTGCCAGATGAAGTCGTACCGTCCCGTCAGCGAAAGTCACGCAACACTATGTGGCTCCCGCAGACGTCTCAAGGTGCATGGGGACCTCTTACTTCGACCGTTGGAGGAAGCTCCATTGGTATGCCCCTGCCGGGGTCGGAAGAAGCTGAGGTCGTAACAATCTGCATTTTGGGCCGCTGACCCCGTCAGTTATAAACCTGCATTCGCAGGCTTTGGCCCTGGTTGTGGAGGTAACTTCAC